AGATGGGCGACACCATCGGCGAAGCGATGCTTCCATATCTTGAAGAGATGAATAAAAAAATTAGCGCATGGCTCGCGTCTCCAGAAGGTAAAAAAGACTTAGAAGCAATTGTCGAAGCATTCGTAAACATGGCTAAAGCAATCAATTCGGTCGTAGGCATGGTCATTGATCTTATGCACGCCTGGCGCGATGCTACCGGCGAATTAAAAAAATATAATGACCAGAATTCTGTTTTTGCTCCTGGTGGTGGTGGTCGTGGTGGCCGCCGATTCTATGGCTCGGGTGGTAATGGCACACAAAGTCAGGGGACTGGTAACAACGGTCCTGGGACTGGCCCATTCGGCGGCACTAGTCGTGGTATGGTCGCACCCATAATTAACTTCAATGCTCCCATAGACTCTGTCAGCGCCGGACGTGAAGTAGCTCGAGTACTTGCTGATTATCAACGCGCAAACGGTCGAAAACGATAATGTCAGTAATTACCGAACGGCCTTTATATGGTCGAATTCAACTTGAAACTGCGGCCTGGGGTGCGACCTTTACGTGGGTAGATCGGACTTCCACTTTATCCGATGGAATTAGTTATTCCGAAGGTGGACGTGTCCCTACACCTGGCCAGTCTTCTGTCGATGCCGGAACACTCAACGCCACTCTGGTAAACGCTGCAACAATTCCAGCTGTAGGAGACTTAGTACGCTTACGTCGATACGGAACTTCCGAATACTTCTTCACCGGTTACGTCCAAGACGTATCGCAAAGAATCGTTTTTGATACTGGCTATTCTCTCACTACCCCAATAGTGCTCACAACAATAAATTGCTCGGACTGGGTAGGTTATGTAGGACAATTCCAAGCTGTCGGTGTGGGCGGAACAGACCCCGCAACCGGAACAGACTCATTTCTCAGTTACTACACATGGGATTATCGACCCGCAGCTCTAAACAAAGTTGTAGACGCCACGTTCGCAACAAAAATGATTTACGCACCTACAAGCCCTTCGTTAATTCTCGCCATTGGCGATACCGACGTCGTGGGAAGCCTGGCAGAACACTTAGATCTACTTGCAAGCACGCTAGACCTAACGTGGTATGGAAATCACATTCTGCCAACCAATAAAACTACTGGACGAACATCATTAGTAGAGGTTCGAGAAACTTCTTCGGTATCGTCATCTGGTAAAACCTTCACCGATTTAGCAGGATCAGCTGGTCAGCTTCACTACACAGAAATTGACTTGGAAAATACTTCACAGAATGTTGCCAATAGTATCGTCGTTAATAATCGAACGCGAGTTTATGTTAACCGTAAAGAGATTACCCAAATTGGTGGATTTAACGAAGCCAACTATCTGACTATAAATAACGCGCCAGTAGTAGGAGTAGGTCTCGATACAACGTGGAAGACATCAGACGCGACTTCGATAACAACATATGGGAATCGGCAAACAGAATTAGAGACAACGGTAGCTGTTAGGTCATTAAGCGAAAATTTAGTTGCAAACCCTTCAGCTGAATATTCAGATGATGGATATTTTACAGTTGCAACAAACTCAAGAGTTAAACGACGTAAACCGTCTGACGACGTGAACCCTTTTGCAGCTTTCAACGGATCGTGGGCCATTCGAACTCGAGTAACTAACGCAGCGAACAACATGCGAGTCGTATACGACGGAAGTACCGATTTAATTCCGGCCAGGGCAAACATATTTTATCAATTTAATGCTCGAGCAGCCAGGGGAACAGTATCTAGAACAGATACAAGATTTTTTTTAGTAATCGACTGGATTAACGATTCTGACACGGTAATTAGTTCGACTACTGGATCACTAGTTAACTTGACAACGGCTAACACTTGGTATGTCGCTCAAGCATCGGCAGTTTCACCGGCGGGGACAGTCCGGGTCGAATTGCGAATTCAATATGAGCGCTCGGGTGGTGGGGCATTCAGCGTCGGCGACCTCATGTGGGTAGATGCTTTATGTTTTAATTTAGACATTCCATCCAACACAAACTATTTCGATGGTGACAGTCCTTGGACTGCGGATGAGGGATACTTGTGGACCGGCGGAGTCGGATCATCACCGACAATGAAGGTAGAAAACAATGTCGACGATGTCGCTACCGCATTCTTAGCAAGATACTCATCTACTTCAATGCGAGTCTCAAGAATTCGCTGGAACGCTCAAGAAGACCTGGCCTCAGTCTCGGCGCTGACAGTTGGCAAAACAATTTCACTAATTTATAAAGGCACAACAACTACATACCGAATCGTGGGTATTGATGGAAACATTGACGCTGAACGATACATGATCGACTACTACTTAGTAAAGGTATAAACATGACTGAAACAACCCGCGCATACATCTACCGAATCCTTATTGCTATCGGCACTATCGCTATGGGATACGGTCTCATCACGGCCGACCAGATTACACTTTGGCTCGGACTTGCTACCGCTGTCCTGAACATCATGCCGGCGGCAAACACAAAGATAAACGGCGATGTCGAGTGATGGAGTAACTGTCACTCTCGACCGAATTTACGAAAAACTAGTCGAGCTCGAGATTCGTCTTGGAGATCATCCTAAACAGCTCGATGACCATGAGCAACGCATTCGAAACCTTGAGATGAAGGTATGGGGATTCGCCGGTCTGTCAGGTGTCGCTTCAGTCCTAGTCTCACTTATCATCACGAAAATAGGATAATAATGGCCAATGTAAACTACCAGCGACCCGTCAAAACAACACAGATTAACGATGGATTCGCAGCTCACCTCGCTCGAGGCTCATTCACGCCAGGAGTCGACTTTAACTGTGCAGTAGGGGAAACTTTATTCGCAGCTGAAACTGGCATTGTCCTGGTCGCTTCAACTAATGCCAACTGTGGCGCAGGTATGAACATCACTATCCGCCATCGTGACGGATCGCGGACTATCTACTTCCATCTATCCCAGATAAACGTGAGACCGCTTCAACGTGTAAAGCAAGGCCAGATTATTGGTAAGACGGGTAACACCGGTACTCAGACAACTGGACCACACCTTCACTTTGCCATCAAAGACAAATCCGGAAAATTCATTGACCCTGAAAAAGTCTTGGGTAAAAAATAATAAACAGAATTGTCTCGGATGTAGCGACTCCAGTCGTCGAGTCTCCCGAGACGGTAACCGGATAGGGTCTTCCTTCCTTCTACCTATCCGGCGGGGACTAGTGTGATTAGGGCGCACTAGTCCCCAACTTCTGCTATGCTCTGAACACCTACTAGCAAAGGAGCACCATGCCAAAACAACAAATCTTCAGACTCGGTCGAACGATTCTTGTCGTATCATCCATAGTTACCCTATTCAACGTCCCGGCTTTAATCCCAGCCTTTATCGGATGGGTACTTCTGGTCTATGGAGCTTCCGAATGAACGCTGGCCCGCGTCACGCATAGTCGCGTATGAACGCTGGCCACACCCGAGCGTAGTAGCCAAAGAGCTGGCAATTCTTCGCGCCGAGCAAGCAGCTGCGGAATGGGACACTAAACGCGCCTTCATAGATCACCTAACCTTCAACCTCGGATTACCGATGGACCGCGTTAAACGTCGTAGGGTCGTGGCAGAATTCACTCAAAGAATGCTCATAATCGGAGAAGGGATTTATGAACGACAAGAGACTGATAGCCCGCTCTGGGACTGAAGAATGGTATAAGGCTCGAGAGTATGGGGTAAGTGCCACAACGGTCGCTAAGGCCGCTTCTGGCCCCGGCGGATACAACGCAGAGCTCGAACGCGCTCTACATCCCGAAGCGAATGTAATCGAAGACAACGCTTACATGAAGTTCGGTCGAGACTGGGAACAATGGATCATAGAATCCATACCTGAGTCGTATGGTATCAAGTTTAACGACTGGCTAATCGCAGCTGCGGAGCAAGAACGCCACCTGGCCACACCTGATGGCCTAAACGCGGACTGGTCAATAATCGCGGAAGTGAAAACTACCGGCAAAGACTGGGAAGGCACAACTATCCCCATCCAGTATCGCCGCCAGGTTCAATGGCAGATGTATGTTACCGGCGCGACTCAATGTGTCTTCGCCTGGCTATTGCGCGTCGAAGACGATAACGGAGTATTCGCTCCAGCCTGGCTCGAACCTAAGCACATCATCATCGAACGCGATGAAGACATGATCCGCGACCTTATCGACGTGGCGCATAGATTCGTGACAGACTTCAATAACTACAAAGAACTAGAGCT